TGCTGACGTTTCATTCACTACACCAAAGACATATGCTCTTTTAAAGATTGAAACATCACATGCTGCTTGGGTGACATTATATACTGATACAAATAGTAGAACTTCTGACTCTAGCAGAAATGAGTTTACGGATCCAACTCCTGGTTCTGGTGTTATTGCAGAAGTTATTACAACTGGAGGTGCAACTCAGTTGATTACACCTGGAACAATTGGATTTAACTCTGCAGCATCTACAACAACTTATGCTAAGATTGTAAACAAGAGTGCATTTACTGCTAACGTTCAAGTAACCTTGACGTATGTTAAACTAGAGGACTGATATGGATAAGGAATATGTTGTAACGCTTCACAGGAAAGAAGACCTGGAGCAGTTTTACAATGAGATGCAACTTACCAATTTTCCTTTGGTATTAAAGCGTCCTCTTAGTAGGAACACTCACTATATGATGACAGAGGAACAAGCAGAACAACTGCGTCAAGATCCTAGAGTGTGGGGTGTTGTGGCAGCAGATAGTTTCCACATAAAACGCCAAGTAAATAGAGAACCATATACGATTGCTGGTACTTTTTGGAAAGATGCACCACCATCATCAACTATCAATCCTGGATTGAGACAGTGGGGTCATTTACATTGTGCTGGTAGTGATCCACAGAGAAGAAAAAATTCTTGGGGAGACCCAACTGGAACAGAATTTATTACTGATCAAGTAGAGGTATTCAATAACGGAAGACATGTTGATGTAGTTATTGTAGACGATCCAGTATCGTATGATAGTGGTGAATGGGAAAGTCCATCACAACCAGGCGTATCTAGATTCGTTCAGTATCAATGGTTCAATGAACTAAACAGTTGGGTTTCTAGTCCAGATGGAGATGACGATGGTCAAACACTTCCCACTGGAACCATTACTTATGGAACTAATGGAAGCACCCCACAGTATCATGGTATTCATGTAACTGGAACTGCATGTGGTCAGCATTATGGTTGGGCAAATGAAGCAAACATTTATAACCTAGCAGTGACAGATTCTTGGCCATCTGGACAATCTGTTGGTGCTTTACTGATCTTTGATTATCTCAGGGCATTCCATCTTAATAAAGCAATCAATCCAGAAACTGGAAAAAGAAATCCTACTATTACTAACCATAGTTATGGTGGTGTTTACTTTATGCCAAATGACAACCTTCAGTTTGGTGATATACTTCAAGTAGAATGGCAGAATAATACATATAGTGCTGGTAATCCTGGACCCAGCGGTTGGACACAGGCAGGAGTAGAAGCAGACTTTGGATTGAGATTTGGAGTTGCAACTTACCCAGCATGGAATCCCGCTGTATCTGCTGATGTTCAAGATGCTATTGAAGATGGTGTTGTAATCATTGGCGCTGCAGGTAATGATAATATGTTGATGGCAGAAGTTGATGATGATAACTGGAATAACACTGTGACCATTCTAGGAGTTGGAACTATTGAGCTTAATAGAGGTGCTTGGCCTAATTCTCCTGACAGTGGTGCTATTAATGTGGGTGCTCTGTCAGATCACTCTCAGTTTAGAAGATCTACTTACACACAGTTTGGACCTGCTGTTGATGTCTTTGCTCCTGGTGATGCTATCCTTTCCTCATTTGGAAACACTGGATTTCCTGATGGAAAATATTCAATAGGATATTATTATCCAATTCAAGGAACGAGTATGGCATCTCCTCAAGTATGTGGTGTCATTGCCTGTGCTGCTGGTGGTAAGGAAAGATTTACTCAAAGTGATGCTAGAAAGTATTTGAATGACACTAGTGTTTTGGGAGACATGACATTTGATGTCGCTGGTGGTGGATTAGATGACGATTCTTGTCGTCAAGGAAGTCCAAACAAGTATTTACTTTCTGCAAATCAGAGACCAGAGATTGGATACCTTGAAGAACAGAAAGGCGAAAGAGTTAATGGCATGACTTTCCCCAGGAGAGGGATGTATCACCAGGCATAAATAAACACGAGCACTAGTATCCATTTGGTTGAGTTAGATGGCTGATCGTTTTCCCCTTATTGTTAATGCTGTTTCCAAAAAGATTGAAGAAATTGTAGCAGGCGACAATTTGGAATTAACTGGCAACGGTATCGTTGTTGGTGGAGATACTGGTGCAGGAAAATATTTAAGCAGTGATGGAAATACCGTTTTCTGGGATAGTCCTGGTGATGTTTATCTTAATCTAAACCAGACACTAACCAATAAAGTTTTTGAAAACTGTACTTTAACAGGAACTCTTAATACAATTACAAACCTTCCAAACAGTGCTCTAACAAACTCAACAATTAATATTAACGGCACTCCAATTGCTCTTGGTGGAAGTGTAACAACACCAGATACTAATACTACCTATACAATTTCTACAGACGTTGGTGTAGTAGATGCTCAAAAGAAAATTGAACTTACTGATAGTTTAGGAACACTAAGTTTCATTACTTTAGGAGTTGGAAATCCAGCATCTGTTCCCGCTGGTTCTAAACCTCTTACTCTTGCTATTGATAGAACTGGAGATGTTCTTACTATTTCTGGAACAGTAGTAGATGACAATACAGTAACCACTTTACAATCATTTAGTGGTGGTACTGCTCAATCTGGTGCTATGATTTTGAAAGGCACTGGTGGAGCTACGATTACTCAAGATGCTGCTACTAGAACCATCACTATTAATAGTAGAAATGATGATACCATTACTCAACTTAGAGCAGGAACTGGTACGGTATTAGCCCCTGGCAATTTTACTTTTCTTGGTGGAACAGAGGTTACTTTAAGTCAGGGAACCGATGGTAATGGTGATCCTACTATTACTATCAACTCTTCTGATACAATTACAAGATTGAAGGGTGGTACTACTGGAACTCTTACTAGTGGAGACCTTACAATTACTGGTGGAACACATCTTGGTGGTAATGTAACAGTACAGCAAACGGGAACTACAATTGAAATTGATAGTACAGATACTAATACTGTTACCCAAATTGCTTCTGGGACGGAAGTATTGACTGCTGGTAATTTTAGATTCAAGCAGTCTGGTGCCACAACTATTACTCAAACGACACTCATTGATGGAACAATTGAAATTGAGATTGATTCATTAAACACAGACTCTGGTGCTAGTTTTGGAGCGGGAGAAGGTATTACTTTCTCCAGTAATGATTTCTCTATTAAAAATGCTGCAAATTTAATTGATAATAGAATTCCAATTTGGGATGATGCAAACGGACAATTTACTAATGGTAGTATTACTGATGATGGAACTCAGGTTACTATTGATGGAGACCTAGTTGTCCTTGGAAATAATACTATTCTTGAGACAAGTACATTAGTTGTTGAAGATAGTGTTATTGAGTTGAGAAAGGGAGCAAGTTTAGTTGGTGCTGATGCTGGGGTTCAAGTTAATAGAACAACAGGAGCAGATGAGGCAGTCTTAACATTCAATAGAATTGAATGGTATGAAGCAGGTGCTTATTGGAGATCATATGATGGATCAGTTGCTAATAGATTTGTTACTGAGAATGAACCACAAACTCTAACAAATAAAATTCTCACATCACCAACACTGACAGCTCCAATTCTTGGTGATGCCACAGCAACTACTTTTAATGGTCTGACAATTTCCTCTACATCTGCCTCTACTTTTGACATGGCAGATTTAAAAACTCTAAAATGTAATAGTTCTGTTACTTTTAATGCTGCTGATAGCAGTGGTGCAGTAACAGTTAACTTTGATAATGGTGGTGGATCTGGTGCGAAGGTTGCATATAGTTCTTATCACTTAGGTCAGTTTGCTCTAACAACCTCTACTCAGTTAGCAGGTAAGATTCAAGATAAGTCTGGATCTGGCAAGTTGATGTTTGATACCAACCCATCAATTGTTGATAGTATTCTTACTTCTAGTACATCTTTTGATCTTATCAATACATCTGCACTGGGAATTAATTTTGGTGGTGCCGCTACTGCAATTGAAATTGGATCTACTACTGGAACAACAAGTATCAATCATAATCTTTCCGTTGATGGTAATGTAACTTTAGGAGATGCTTCTACCGATACTTTACTTGTCAATGGCACTCCTAATTTTGAAAACCATGACATTCAAATCAGAGGAACTTCTGCCAACCCAATATTTGTTGGTAGAGGTGGTGGATCTGTTGCAACTAATACCAGAGTAGGATATGCAGCTCTTGGTGCAAACCAGTCTGGTTCTCAAAATACTGCTTTTGGATTTGCTGCACTGATTAATAATCTTAGTGGTGCTGCTAATACTAGTGTTGGTTATAACGCTCTAAGGGATAATGAGGGTGGAAATAATAATATTGCTATTGGTAAAGATTCACAGTTGATTAATACTACTGGATCTGGAAACGTTTCTGTTGGCGTTGGTTCTCTAGAGAACAATCCAAGTAGTGATTATAATGTTTGTATCGGATACTTTGCTGGACATGGAACTACTGGTATTGGAAACGTAGTTATTGGACCAGCAGATACCGAAAACCAATTAAGTCCTACTTTCTTACAGTCTGCAGCAGATAGACAGTTAGTTATTGGATCTGGAACTGGAGCATGGATCTTAGGCGATGGATCTTACAACGTAAATTTACCTCAAAATCTGACAGTTGATGGAGATTGTAGAGTCCTTGGTGATCTCCGTGTTGATGGATCAACAGTTAGTGTTAACTCAACAATTCTAACTGTTGATGATAAAAATATTGAACTTGCTGCTGTTAGCAACCTTACTATTACAGCAGATGTATCAAATGGTTCTACTACTATTACAAATATTACTCCTGTTTCTGGTATTATTGAGGGAATGGAAGTTAGTTCACCTTCTGGTGCTATCCCAGCGGGAACTATTATTACTTTCTTGAACCCTGGAACGAGAACTGCTACACTATCAAACGCAGTTTCATCTCAGATATTAACTGAAACGTTTATTGTAATTGGTCCTACTGATACTGCAGCTGATGGTGGTGGTATTATTATCAAAGGAACTCCAGTTGCTCTAGGTGGAACTGGAGATAAAAAGATCACTTATGATCACGGAAGAACTAAAAAATATTTTGTATCTACTGAAAATCTAGAACTTGCTAGTGGTAAAGAGTTTGCTATTGGAAACCAGTTAGTTCTAAGTGGAACAACTCTTGGTGATGGTGTTGTTAATTCTTCCCTAACATCGGTTGGAGTTTTGGTTGGTGCTACTGGACAACCTGCACTTGAGACTGATGGCGCAGTTGTTCTTGGTGGTAGAGTAATTGAAGAAGTATTCAGCAATATGACTACTTCTTTCTCACTAAGTTCTAATACTTTAACTGTAACAACTGCTGCTGCGAACACTATTTGCGGTGAGACAACAACAGCAAACCAAGCAATTAATACATGGGCATTCTCTACTGCTGATCCTGATGGAAATACATTAGAAAATGGACAGTCATTGACAGTTACTTTGATTATTGATGCTAGCACAGCGTCTACATATGGTGATGCCTGTACTGTAGATGGAAATTCAGTTCCTACTGGTGTTAGATGGTCTGGTGGTTCTCCACCAATTGCGACATCTAATACTGACATCCTCACTTTCCTAATCGTTAAGGATAGTGGTGGTGTAGTCAGAGTATATGGTCAAGGTAATACCGACTTCAGCTAAGGATATAGATAAATGCCAGTAAGTTTTAGTAGTCCCGCTAGAAACCTATTTCTTCTAGGTTCATCTGGAGCAGATGTAGTAACAAATTTTTTCAAAACCATTGATCAGTCGGCAGGGACTGATGGTGTATATCTTCCCGATGAGATTAAATTTAATTATTCTGATGAGAAGTTTATCCTTGCTGGTTCAGCATCTGATAGCAACTTAAAAGGATTTGGTTGGTTTGAGAAGAGAGACGAGACAGGAACATCAGACTTTGAGAACAGGATTGAATCAACACAATCTGGT